GTAACATCATTACCAATTGTAGTTGCCGTAACACCACTTCCTGCAAAATTAATACTATTTACATCAGAAGTTAATACTACTGCTTCATCTTTAACAGTAATTTTTTTTGATATGTTTATTTGTGTGCTCATTTCTTATACTGATGGATCTAATATATAAGTAATTAAGAATGTAGTTCCTGTTGCATCATAAGGTAAACCTAATAGAGTATTGTTTACTCCTGGATCAAAATTAATTGTTACTCCTGCTGGTAATGGAAGTCCATTTACAGTTCCTGCTGCAGCTCCTACATTTGCTATAGAAAATCCATATGTACCATCTGGTATTGAATTTGGAGTAGTTTCATATCCAACTACAGGTAGTAGTGATTTTGGTGGACAACAAACTCCATTGTTTAAAGTATCAATAATACCTTGTAATCCTTTTAGCATTTGTAATTGCCATGGGAAGTTATTTCCTTTTTGACCGTCTGTTTTTAAATTTCCTACTGACATAGTTTCTTATTTAATTAATTAAGATTTTATTTCTGTTTGTTCAGAATCAATTGTATTTTTAGTTAGTTTTTCAAAAAATTTTGCTGAAAGTTCTTTTACTTTTTCAATTTTTTCTTTTTGTTCTATTGTAAGTTGTGGTTTCATAAAGGTTTTTAATCTATTTTCATACTCAGTTTGTAAACGGTTATCTTTAAATATTCTTTTTACTTTATTAATTTCTATTACTGAATCATTTAATTCTCTCATGATTTAAAATTTTATACTGTGAATACTAAGTTGATACTTTCATCTATAAAGATCTCATATTGAAATGCAACATTTCCATAAATATCTCCTACTGCACTTGAACTACCTACTGCTAAAAAAAGTTCAATAGATCCTGGTGTTGAATTATAATCTTCCATGATTGTACAAAATATTGCATCTGCAGTACCTCCTGCTGTATCTGAAAACATTGCTCCATCAGATAATCCAGTTTGTAACCAGTTACCTGTAAGATCATCAAATGCTTCTACAACTCCAGATACTTTCCAAGGAAAATCACCATTTAATGGAACATTAGCAGATATTGTACCTATTGGCCAAAATTGAAAATTAGTTCCAACAGCAATTTTACCTACAATTTTATATGACTTTAAATTAATTGTATTACCAAAAAAAAAGTTAGTACCTGATATAGTGTCTGATCCTTCTAGCATAACAGGTGTAGCAACATAATTATAAGGATATGCAAATAATGTAGTATCTAAATGCATTGCAAAAGATTTTCCAAGATCTTCTACAGTCATACCATATGTTTGATAACCATCTCCTCTTTTTGTAAAAGGTACTTCAGCACCTAATACAATTAAGTCTGTCTTAGAGTTATTAGGAGTTGTCCTAATAAGATTCTTAGTTTTTACGTAAATCCAGTTTAAAATATCCATGATTAATTAATTATCATAAAGTGTACCTTAACTACATTATTTAATGCAGCATTTCCACCATTTGAAATAACAACTTTAAAAGTTCCAGCAGCAATGTCTGAAACACCTAAAACAACAATACCTGTTGCAGCTTCATCATATTCAGCAGATACAATAATTCTAGATGTAGAAGTTACATTAGAGTTATTTACTGTAAAAAATGTTTTAGCATTTGCTGCTAATGTTGAAGATACAGAAGTAATTACACCATTAAAAGTATTTAAAGTTACAGCTGTTGTAATTGAAGTTAATTGAGTTACAGTACCTGTATTATACAAAGATTGTAAAGGAGCTGCATTTACTGCAAGTGATAAATATGCATCATCTCTAGAAGGATCTTTTGCACCTATTGCAAGTAAATTAGTTGTTTCTGCAGGAAGTATCTCCCTGTAATTTCCTGCTTTAATCCAAGAAATAAAATTTAAAATATCCATGATTTGTTTTTTATAAGTTTATATGTATAATATACTAAAAATTATTCAAATAACAAAATAATTAAATAAAAAAAGCCCTGCTGTTACCTAGGGCTTCTCATTAACTTAAAAGGAAACTAACCAAAGAAACTTTTAAGTCAAATCCATAATCCTATAAAGAAGGATAATAATATTATTATAAATATACAATAGTTTGCTATTATGTTTCCTGTACTATCATAGTCAAAGTTTTTACTCATCTTATTAAAGATTGGTTTTGACATAGCATGTGCTATTAACCATAAAAATAATATAACTCCACAAAATGATATAATAACAATTGTTTTCATAGTGTATCTATTCTTCTCTGTAAATATACTAAAGCTTTTTCTAAGTCTTCTTTTTTGTTAAAACTTTTTTTACCAGCTCTTGCTAAATACTTTAAAACATTACCTAAATAAAAATCTTTATCTAGCTTCCATGCCTCTAGTACACTGAATACTTCATAAGCTGAATCTTTCCCACCATAGTATTCTGGACGGGGATCAAAAGGAGGTTTATCTTTTCTAAAGTCATGTACCGGATCTGAAAGATCCATATACTTTAAGTCCTTTACATTATGATGATTATAAGTTTTAATTCTTTCTTGAACATCTTCTGGAGACAGTTCTTTACCTTTCATAGTACTAGATGAAAAGTACTCATCATGTGAAATATTTACCATATGATTGCTATATCCATTTCATTCAACATTAACTTGACACTTCCATCAATGTCAACTTTTTCTGCATGTTCTAATTGACTAACTGCAATATACACTACATCTCCCGCAACAACATCTTCTACTTTATCTCCTACAGCATAAATAGTAAGTCTATTCCATTGCTTCATTGCTTCATACATTAATGCATCATCATCTTTAGAAGATAACTTAATTACTGATTCTTTTTTTACAGGTACTTCTATTAAGATTCTTCTTCCTCTTAATGTTTTAAATTGGCTCATACTTTTATTTTAGGGTTATTACTTTGTTTATAGACATTTGAGCATTAACTATTTGTCCTAGGGCATGCTCAAATAAAATACTTCTTACTGGATTTCCTCCAGCTAAAACATATTCTTCTCTTAATACATTAGTTACTTCTGCCATAAGCTTCTTAACTTTATAGTCTGATGAATCTTCTGATAAATCAAAATCTATTTCCATTAAGGTTTCTCCAAAAGATACTATTTTAGTTTCTTTAAATGCTACTTGTTCTTCCATGATTATACATTTGGTTTATGCAAATATATAATTATTTTCCTTGACCTCTATATAATTTTTTATATTTTTTTGAAGATTTCAATTGAGAGCTTCCAGACTTAGCATGTATCCCTGGTCTAGAGATCTTTTTTTTTACTTTAGTGGTCATACCACTGTCTTTAATTTTTGCCATAACTATTTTATTTACCTGATTGTCTAAACACTATTGATATTCTTTTTTGGTTTAATTTTTCTATACTATGTTTCCAGTGTGTTCTGTATACACCCTTAAGTTGTATTATAGATCTGGAAGGTAATAATATATTTTCTTTTTTTGAACCATATGTTAAAATAAGTTTTGCTTCTGATAACAAACTTAATATAGTTATTACAGGTCCTGCATCTATTTTATCTATATGTGGAGATATCTTATCTCCTGGATAATAAATATTTATAGTTATATCTTCTGGAAAAGCATCTAATATTTTTTTATCAACTAATTTATTACTTAAATCTAATAAATACTCAGGGATTGTATCTGATTTAACATTACCATAGATAGAATTCCCATATCTTAGTACTGTTCTATTAGTTGATTTTATACTATTTTTTTCAGCATCTAATAACTTATCTAATAATTCTAATTCTTCTTCTATAGATAATATATTAAGTTCTGGTTTTATAGTTAGCAGTTCCATTTTCTTAAAGCTAATGTTTTTCTTGAAGGTTCTCCATTTGGTTTTTTAGCAGGACCTGGCATACCAGACATTCTTGCACAAAAACTCTTTCTTCTTTTAGCATCTTTACTTCCTGCTTTTAACTTAGAAGGTTTAGTTGTTACTGCTGTCTGAAGTTTACTTCCAGGATTAGCTGCTCTATAAGATGCTACACCTTTTGCGTTTAATCCACCTTTAGGATCCTTGCCTTCTTTTCTAGTCCAAGCTGCTGTCTTTGCCATGATTATACTTTTTTAACTTTATTACCCATACCCACCCTAGACTTTTCTGCCTTCTTAGCAGCTAACTTAGAAGGTGTAATTTCACTTTTAGTTTTAGGTGTTGCTTTAGATATTCTTTTGGTAGGTCTACAGTATTCATTTTTACCGCCAGCACCACAAGCTTTTCCTGATTTAGTATCTTTCCATTTTTCTGATTCCCATCTTTTAAGATCTGATCCAGCTTTAGTTTTTCTAACAACACCAGAACCTTTTCTACATTTTGCAATAGCTTGAGAAGCCCTTGCTGAAGGGAACACAGCATACTGTGATTTTACTTTAGAATAACATGCATCTTTAGGCATTACTTTTTAGTTTTTTTATGAGCACTATCTTTCATAATCTTTCCATTAGGCATTTTATGATATCCTTTAGGAATCATAGGATTTTCCTTGTGCCATTTTCTACTAGCAGCTTCACCTTGTTTAACTGTTTTAGCTCCTGATTTCTTGGTTAGATTAATAGTATCCCACTTTCCATTATCTGAAGAAGGATGGTTTACCATTATATCACCAGGTTTACCTTTACCAATCTTGGAGGTTTTTTTATAAATCTTATGCTTTTCCCCACCAGTTTTTATTGTAGCCATAGTTTTATTTTCTAGAGAAGAACCCTTTCTTAGGTGCTTCTATTTTAGTACTCTTTAATTTTTCAATAATCTTGTTTGCTTCATCTTCAGCATAAGTTATAACTTCTTCTTCTTTATCTTTTATATTCCAGTTGTTTAGTAAGATACTCATGTGCATAGTTTCATGCATAACAGCTGTGGCTTTTTCTGTAACATTATACTTTTTAAAAGTACCTAAGTTTAGAAACAAGAATGGCTTGTATGGATCTTTAGCAGTTAATTTTTTATCTGCCGGATCATAATTAGTTAATCCATATAAGTAAACTCCATTACCAACAGTCTTATCTACTTCTTCAGCTTGGGCATCTGCTCTATTTAGCCCGTGCATCTCTTCTACTTTATAGTAGTCAAAGACTTCAGTAGCATCATTACCTATAAGTAAGATATACTTACCCATGTCAACTTTCTTCACACTACTTCTTTTTAGATTTTATAGAACCACCTAATTTTTGTTTAGGTGGAGTAGTTCCTTTAGTAGGAAATGCTCTTTCTCTATCAGCTTTTGCTTTTGCAATATTAGCTGCTTTTTGATCAGCACTTTTTCTAACATAGTCAGCTTTTTGTTTATTTGCTATAGCTTTTTTATAAGCAGGAGTTTCTTTAGAAGAACTTGCTGGTCTATTTACAAAATTATTTGTTATAGGTTTTTTCTTTTTAGGAGTTAACATAATTTCTATTTTAAGTTATATTATAATATACTAAATATTATTTAATTATACAAATATAAGGATATAACCTGATGACGAGGGACCTTAAGTAAGGCTATAACCTTAATTATTCGTTATCATAAAACATTCTTTCTGAGTCTTCTGTTTGCCACTTCTCAAATCCTTCACAATTATACCATTCATTACATACTAAGTAATCTGGTTTTTCTGGGAAAGCTTTAGTTACAAATGAAGGCTCAGACCATTTAATTCTATTGTTAGGTTGTAAAGCTATCTGACCATTCTCAAGTAAAATGATATGATGAGACTTATGTTCTTTTGGATCTTCTGCTAATGTAAGATCTGTGTTAAGATCATTTGACCCCCAGTTGATAGTTCCATGATAATTACCTTTGTAAAACTTATGGTCTTTCATATATACTTCTACAGGAGTATCATAGAGGTAAGACAAACTCATAACAGTAAAATTATAAGAGAAGCAATTCCATAACTGTAAATAATGAAACGGTAGATCTGGATCTGGTGTTTCTGGTTCAGTCAGTAAAGCATGACTTGGTAACTTATCTCTAAGTGCACCATTCTCTAGTAAGACCTGGAATAATGCTGCTTGCCCCGGCATACATCTTACTGATACTATTATTCCTGGAGTAAACTCCCCATGCCCTTTCTCATGTTGGTACATGTATTCATTTCTTACAAATACCTTAAGAGGAAAGAAGTTATGTTCTATGTGTGCCATAATAAATAGTTTAGATTACAAAGCTACAAATATATGTTACATTATAGTGGAAAATTTCCATCACTAAACTGGTTATATTCCGGTTATGGTGGAAAATTCTTACACAAAGTTATATGGTTTTTTAGTATGTGAGATGTAGAGGTTGGGTGCTATGATATAACCCCCCGCCAAATCCTGTGGAGGTGGTACCCCCCACCAACTTGAGGAGTGTGTCATAAATTCTAGGAAATATTTTAGAAAAAAATCCTGCTGGGAAAGAAACCTAGCTGCTACAACAGGAGAAGAGAGACAAGAGGTGACATGCTATGTCTACTACATGTACTATGCTAGTGATGTTGCTAGCAAGAGGAGGGAGGCAGGGTGCTATACAATGGAGGTTGTGTACTATGTATAATATAGTATAGCCTTCGGCAGATTATATAACAGCTTATAACTACTATGGAACCAACTAAACTTTGTATCATGATTGTATATGCTGTAATAAACGGAGTAGTTACTGTTAAGGAATGGGTGTTAAATCCTAATGCTTAATGTTTGAGGGAGCTGTAATAGCTCTCTTAACTATGCTTAAGCCTTCGGCAGATGGTACTACAGCTTATAACTGCTAATGATATGTATTATTTATTAACCATCTAAA